GCACTTGATCGCAACAGACGGAAACGAGATTGATTTCAACGAGATTCAGACCGATATTAAGGCGGACATGGATGCATACGGCGCGAAGGAGGTCACATACGACCCCTGGCGCGCTACGCAACTGGCCCAAGGACTGCAAGCAGAGGGCGCAAGCATTGTCGAGTTTCGAAACACAGTCGCGAATATGTCACCGGCCATGTATGAGCTTGAGGCCGCTGTTGAGTCTGGACGATTTCACTACGATGGTAATCCGGTAATGACTTGGATGCTGTCGAACGTCGTGGCCAAGATTGACGCGAAGGACAACGTATACCCACGAAAGCAGAAGCCCGAAAACAAAATTGACGGACCTGTCGCTTTGATTATGGCGATCGGCCGATTCATGGCGCACGAGGATGACAGGCCCAGCGCTTACGACGACAGAGGAATTATACATTTTGGATAATTACATAAATGACGCGATAGGCCTGGCAGGTATTTCCTCTTTTGGATACGGCGCCTGGCTGATTAAGCCGGAATTGTCGTTGATATCTGTGGGCCTGATTCTGATGTTTGTTGCTTACAAGTCCGCGACGGCCTAACGATGCTTCTCGAACGCATGAACAAAAGCGCGGCTATAACGCAATCGAGCGAGATAGCCAAAATGATTGTGGGTGCAACCAGTAATTCCGGCTCAGTGGTTAATCCTGAAACGGCTATGCGGTTGACAGCTGTATATGCATGCGTCCGTGTGCTGTCTGAATCGATCGCTCAGTTGCCTTTGATCTATTACGAGCGCACAGGTAACAGGAAGGAAAGGGCAGTCGCAGAGACTCTCTACACGCTGCTGCATGATGCTCCCAACCAATTCCAGACATCGTTTGAATTTCGCGAAACCAAAATGGCGCATTTGTGCTTGCGGGGTAAGGCTTTTTCTTTCATCAACCGATCGAGCTCTGGCCGAATACTTGAATTGCTGCCGATGCATCCGGATCGCGTCAAGTTAACGCAGCATAAAGACTATTCGATCAGCTACGAATTCACTGATTCGGACAGGAAGATAATTCCGCTGCGCCAAGATGAGGTATTTCGACTGACTGGACTGTCATTTGATGGGGTTAACGGCATATCGCCGATAACCTACCAGCGCGAAAGCCTTGGCATATCGATGGCCACGGATAAGCACACGGCGAAATCGTTCAAGAACGGCGCAAAAATGACCGGGATCTTGAAGCATCCGACAACCTTCAAGGATAAAGATGTCGCCAAGCGCGTTCAGGAGTCCTGGGATAATTCGGCAAACGGCGAAAATGTCTACAGTACCCCGGTTCTGGAAGATGGCATGGACTGGATGCAGGTATCGATGACGAACAAGGACGCTCAATACATCGAGTCGAGAAAATTCAACATTGAAGACATCGCCAGGATATATCGAGTACCGCCGCACAAGATCGGCCACCTGGAGAAATCCACGAACAACAACATCGAGCATCAGGGGCTGGAATTTGTCACCGATTCGATGACGCCATGGGCGGTTCGATGGGAGCAGGCCATTGCCAGGGACTTGCTTACCCCAGCGGAGCGCAAACGCTTTTTTGCGGAGTTCCTTCTCGAGGGATTGTTGCGCGGCGACCAGACTGCGCGCGCCGCTTTCTATACCTCGCTCTGGAATTTGGGGTCGCTTAACCCGAACGAAATTCGACAGAAAGAAAACATGAACCCACGAACTGACCCGGGCGGTGATGAGTACGTCACGCCTTTGAATATGGAGACCAGCGGCAATGCAAAAGTATAGAAGCGACAGGGCGGCCAAAACGGTAGCGACGTTCTGGGGTAAGTCTTTAAAGGACCGCGAGTGGTACTCGATGGACACAAGCGAAGGGCAGACCGAAGTTCTGATCTATGACGTGATTGGCTGGCCGTTTATCGATGCGAATATGTTCGCTCGAGACTTCAACCGAATCGAATCCAAGGAAATCACGGTCGGTATTAACTCACCTGGTGGCGATGTATTTGACGGAACTGCGATCTTCAACACTATTGAGAGTCATCCCGCGAGAATCATAACCCGCATTGATGGTGTCGCCGCGTCCATGGCCTCAATCGTTGCATTGGCAGGGGATGAAATACAAATCGCGAAGAACGCCTATTACATGATGCACAACCCCTGGTCCTTTGCGATGGGCGATTACATCGAGTTTCAAAAGGAAGCCGATCTGCTGAAACGAATCGCCGGCACCCTGGCGCAAACCTACAGCGATAGAACATCCATCAAAATCGAAACGGTGCAAGCCATGATGGATGACGAGACCTGGATCATCGGAGAGGAATTAGTTGACCAAGGCTTTGCCGATAAGGTCGTCGGTGATAAGAAAGCGAGTGCAGTGTTTGATCTGGGCATGTACTCGAACGCACCGAAAGATATTACAGGCCAGTCGACCAAAAAACCGATTGAGACCGAACGAGAATTTGAGCAATTACTCACGCAAGACGCTGGGTTAAGTCGCTCACAAGCGAGAGCCATCATAAACAATGGCTTTAAATCATTTATGACCACGCAAGACGCTGGTGATGGTGAAAACATCGAAGCACTACACAAATTAATCTCAAAAATGGAGACATCAAATGTCTGAATTAAACAAGGTAATTGCCGATCTTGGTTCTTCGTTCGAAGAATTCAAGTCGGAAAACGATAAGCGTCTTGCCGAAATCGAGAAGAAAGGGACGTCTGACGTCTTGCTGACCGAAAAAGTCGACAAGATCAACGTTGAAATGAGCAAGCTTTCCGAAATGAAGGCTCAGATCGACGCGATGGAAGCCAGTGCAAACCGTCTGCCTGGTGGTGGCGGCGATCCCGAAGCGAACAAGGCGAAGGCAGAGCACAAAGTTGCATTCAATCAGTTCTTTCGCAAGGGCATCGACGCGAACCTTCGTGAGCTCGAGGTGCAAGCCTCGCTGACTACTCAATCCGATCCAGATGGCGGTTTTGTTGTGCCCGAAGAAATGGACACCGAGATTACCCGCGTTCTGGGTACGGTTTCGGCCATGCGTCGGCTTGCACGAGTCATTCCGGTTGGTTCAGCGACTTACAAGAAGCTGCACAATGCCGGTGGAACTTCGTCCGGATGGGTTGGTGAAGAAGAGACCCGCACCGAAACGAACACTCCGGTTCTGAAGCAGTTGGATTTCCCGACTATGGAGCTCTATGCAAATCCCGCTGCGACACAAAGCATGCTGGATGACGCAGTATTCAACACCGAGACCTGGTTGGCCGAGGAAGTTGGTATCGAGTTTTCAGAGCAAGAAGGTACGGCGTTTATCACTGGAAACGGTGTTAAAAAGCCTCGCGGGATTCTGGGCTACGACTCTGTAGCAAATGCCAGTTATGCATGGGGAAGCATCGGGTTCATTGCATCTGGTGCAGCTGGTGCATTTATTGCGGCCCCTGATGGCGGCGACGTGATTATCGATCTGCAGCATTCGCTGAAGCCCGGTTATCGTTCAAACGGCACGTTTTTGATGAACGATCTGACTGTCGCAGCGGTTCGCAAGCTGAAAGACAGCGATGGCGCCTACATCTGGAAAGCTGGTCTTGAAGCTGGTGTGCCTGACTCCTTGCTGGGCAAGCCCATTGAGGCCGACGACAACATGCCGGACATCGCAGCGAACAGCTTTTCGATTGCGTTTGGTGACTTCCGTCGCGGTTATGTCATCACCGACCGGATGGGTGCACGTATCTTGCGTGATCCCTACACCAACAAGCCTTTTGTGCACTTCTACACCACAAAGCGTGTTGGTGGCGGTGTACAGGATTTCGCAGCCATCAAACTGCTGAAGTTCGCTTAATCAATCTAACCCCGCTTCGGCGGGGCTTTTACTGGAGATTTAAAAATGCGTGATTTACATAACAATGTTTATTCACCTGGTGCCGCGGTTGTCACAGTCAGTGACACTACTGCGGTGGTTTCGCCGATTGTTGATCGCCAGGGCTATGAGAGCCTGGAATATTTGATCGGGGCAGGGACGTTGGCTGATGTCGATGCAACCTTTGTCGTATTGGTTGAAGAGGGCGATGCGGCCAACTTGTCGGATGCTGCTGCTGTGGCTGATGCTGACCTGCTGGGCACTGAGGTTCTGGCTGCGTTTACCTTCGCAGCTGATCAAGGTGCGCGGCGTATCGGCTACAACGGGACAAAGCGATACACCCGCTGCACGGTAACGCCGGCTGCGAATACTGGCTCGGCTCCGATTGCGATCATACCGTTGCTCGGTCATCCGAATAACGCGCCGACCGCCAACCCGTAAACCTGAAACCAACCTGAAAGGGATAGGGCGAGGCTAATAACCTCGCCCTTTTTTATGCCATGAAGAAATTCAAAATCTTGAAAACAACCAAGGGATCGCAGACCGGCGCAATCACAGAGGAATTTGTGAAGGACACCGAACGTGATTTGAGCGATGACCTTGCAAAAATTGCCTTGAAGGATAAATGGGCGAAGCCTGTTGTCGCAAAGTCGACGAAAGCGGATCAAGAAAAAACCGATGAAGTGAAAAAGGAAGCCGCGAAAAAGGAAGGCGTTAAGTCGTAATGAATCTGACTCGCATCTTAGACGCGGCCAGCGAGGCGCTATCCCTAACGGAACTAAAAAACCACTTACGGATTGCATCGAGTACGGCCGACGATGATGCTTTCAGGCTCTACATTGCTGCGATTCGGCACCGGACTGAAACATATTTGCGGGAAACGCTGATAACCAGCACCTGGTTATATAAGACCGATGCATTTAGCGACATAACCTGTCTGCCAATGGGGCCGATTCAAGCCATCACGTCCATCAATTATGTCGACACTGATGGAGTCACACGGGCTTTTACTGACTTCCAGTTTGATGAGGATGGACGCTTGGCGCCAGCCTATGGTTTTAGCTGGCCGAGTACTCGAGATCAGTTCAACGCTGTCACCATTATTTATGTTGCTGGTCAGTTGCATGCAGGACTGGTTCAAGAGGATATTAAATACGGCATGCTGCTATGGATTGGCGCGTGTGATGTTGCCCGGGAAGATGTTGTGGTCGGTGCCGGTGTCGTGGTTTCTGAAATCCCCAGTGGTGCGAAAAACATACTTGCACCCTACAGGCGCTGGCTTTTCTAATGCGCGCCGGGTTGATGCGGGACTTTGTGACGATTCAGCGCAATACGCCAACGCAGGGCTTATCTGGTGAAGAAATCGACAACTGGGCAACCTGGGCGAACACGTGGGTTTATTTAAGAGCAACGGATGGCGATGAAAGCATCAGATCATTCAAGGCAACAATGCGTTATATGGATGTAGTTCATACGGACCGGGTAGTCTTTGGCGCACGTATATTCGATATCGTTACTGTTTTGGATAAGTCCGGCATGGGTCGCGAGATTCAGCTCGAACTAAGGGAAGACACCAGTGGCTAACTCGATAAAGCTAAACTACAAGGTAACAGGCGCGGCGCAGTTAAAGGCCAAGCTGGATAATATGAGCCGCAGGGTGAGCGGTAAGTTGATGACCGAGGCCCTGAAAACGGCAATGGAGCCAGTTAAGAATTTGGCAATATCAAGAGCGCCGGTTGATAGTGGGCTTTTAAGGCGGTCAATAAAAATCGGCGTTACTAAATCAAGATATTTAAAAGGAGCTGTGGTCAGAACTGGCACCCGAAGACAGCTCAACATACCGGATGACGCAAAATATTATTACCCAGCGGCACTAGAATACGGGACGAAACATATCGTTGCGCGTTCATTCCTGCGGTCCTCCTTGGCTGACAGAAAATCGCAGGCGTTGAATATATTAGAGCGCGAAATCAATCGTCTTTTGTTGACTGCTAAATGACTATCGAAACCGCATTTTTTAGCTACACCAGCACAAAGGCAGGCATCACTGCATTGGTAGGGACCAGGATTTATGCTAGTGCGCCGCCTAGCTCACCAACTTACCCCTATGTGACATTTAAAAAGATCAGCGACCAGCCAAATCATTATATGGCGGGCGCGGTTGGTTTGGCGACAGTGTTGCTGCAAGTGGACGTTTGGGCTTTTCTAGTCCAGGAACGGCAAGATATTTCAGAGGCATTTAGAAATGCACTTGATGGATATACTGGCGTTATGGGCGCAGAGAATCTGGACATTAGGAATTGTTTTTTGGATAACCGAAGTAGTTTTGAGGAACCAGATAAACAAGGTAAAAACTTGCCAGTACACAGAGCAAGCTTAGATTTTTCAATTTGGCATGTTGAATCATTGCCGACTTTATGAGGTTTTAAATTATGGATGTTGGAACAGGCACAACGATAGCTTTCGCGACTTCTTCTTTCACGGCGGAATTGCTTTCACTCAATGGTAACGATATCACCCGCGCTGATATTGACGTCTCGCACATGGGATCGACTGCCTACATGGAATATCAGCCAGGCGCTTTGGTCGATGGGGGGTCTATTGATATTGAAATTGGTTTTGATCCTGACGTGCAGCCTCCTGTGTCTGCTGCCGCTGAGACAATCACAATCACTTTCCCAGTAGCTTCGGGCAACTCATCGGGTGCAACTTTTGTTTTTACGGGTTACGTCAATACGTGGTCTTTTGCTGTTCCCCTGGAAGACAGGATGACTGCAACGGCCACGATCAAGGTTGACGGTAAAGGCACTGCACCTGCGTGGACGGATGGCGCATAATGTTATCAGCGGATGACATTCTGAAATCACCTGATATTGGCGAAATTAAAACTATTAAAGTTCCTGAATGGGGCGGCGAGGTTTGCGTCAAGGTAATGAGCGGTGCCGAGCGGGATCGATGGGAAATAATGCAGACAACCGCATTACGAAAGAATCCAGCAAGCGCCAATATCAGGGCTGGGTTATGCGCAGTTACTTTGTGTGATGAAAAAGGGCAAAGGCTATTCACTGACTTGCAAATTGAAGAACTGGGTAAAAAATCATCGATTGCGCTTGATCGAATCTTTGCAGTAGCGCAAAGAATGAACAAGTTAAGCAACGCTGATTTAGAGGAACTAGAAAAAAACTAACTCGCCGCAGTACGCGGCGATTCTGGTTTGAACTAGCTAGCCATTTAAAGATGTCGGTTAAGCAGGCGCAGTCCGATATTGATTCAGCCGAATTCAGCGAATGGATAGCATTCCATAAACTGAAGCCATTTACAGTCGATATCAATACTAATGTATTGGCGGTGATTGCGAGCATGATCGGGAATAGCTTAAGGAAAAAAGGCACTAAACCGCTTCGCCCCGAAGACTTTTTACCGGAAGCCAAAACAATCAAACGAGAAGACCCTAGAGTAATGGAAGCGAAAATTAAAAGCATATTCAGGATTAAAAGCTAATGGCGACTATTAGTCGATTGTCAGTATCTTTGCTTGCTGATCCGCGTGGTTTTAATAAAGGGATTCGGTCAGCAGAAAAGGCAATGGACGGCTTCACTGGTCGGATTAAAGGAGTGGCTGCTGTTGGAGGTGCCTTGGCGGGTATTGGGATTGGTGTCTTTGCGAATAACTTAATAGACGTCAATGCCAAGTTCCAGACCCTGATGTCTTCTTTGAAAACCGTCACAGGCGGCGCTGAAAACGCGAGTGCTGCATTCGATTTAATTGAGAATTTTGCCAAGACTACACCCTTCGATCTAAACCAAGTTGTTGAGTCGTTTATAAAGTTAAAGGCATTAGGGCTTGATCCATCAGAGCGCGCATTAATGTCTTATGGCAACACTGCCTCAGCGATGGGCAAAAGCCTTAATCAAATGATTGAAGCCGTAGCAGATGCGTCAACTGGTGAATTCGAACGACTGAAAGAATTCGGCATAAAAGCATCTAGCCAGGGCGATGAAGTCACATTTACATTTCAGGGAGTCGCGACCACTGTTAAGAAGACATCGGAGGATATCGAAGGATATTTAATGTCGATTGGCAATGTTAACTTTGCAGGCGCAATGTCTGACCAGATGGGCAACCTGACGCCAGCGCTATCAAACTTCGGTGCGGCATTTGAAGGGCTTCAGGTTGTCATCGGCGAGGCAGGCGTCAATCAGCTCATTACTGATTTAGTTACCAGTACAACCCGATGGATAGAATCGCTTGATGAAGAGCAGATAACTCAGTTTGTCCAATCTGCGCTTGGCGGGCTAGCTGATATTGTTGAAGGATCACAAAAGGTAGTCGACTTCCTTGATCAAAATCCATTTCTAGCAGAAGCAGGGATAATTGGTTATTTGTTATTTGGCAAAAAAGGCGTGGCAGCGGTGGCAGCGGGGCAGTATTTTATTAACCAGCTCGGAACGGTTATCGGTGGGATTGCAGAAGAAATAAACGGACCGGGCCTTGGTATTCCTGAGCAGGTTGCTGCGCTGAATAAAGAGTTAATGGTCTATGAGGACATGCTTTCTAAGACATCAGGCCCAGCGGCAGACTTATACAGAGAAAAGCTAAACCAGCTTGCAACAGAAATAGGGCGATTGAATTCAATGCAGCCGGTTGTTGGCCCGACTGGTGATTTTATCAGCTCGGCAAATATTGGTGACACGCAGGGTTTTGCAGAATTCGCGCAACGGATTCGCGAGCAAACAGAAGAAGATAAGAAACAAACGGGATTTTTAAATGAAATCGCTGACTCTATTAGAGGTTCAATAGGAGCCACAGCACAATGACAATCACCAAGGATTTAATAGCATCGCAGTCGCTATCTTTAGACACTGATGGCTATTCAACTGAAAGATCGTACCTGGTGACAGACGTTAGCGGAACCCCTGAAACAAGGCTTTATAACGCAATGACTCAGCCAGGCATTCCGCAATTGAATGACCCGCACCCAATCTTGCCCGATGTGAGAGTCACAAAGGTAAACGCCAGACCTCAAGGCAGCGGGTCAGATATCCGCGTAATCGCAAGCTATAGCGTCCCACAGGTTGAGGATGCGATACCAGATGCCCAACAAGATCAAATCAATCAGGCGCAAGTCAGTCTCACAACGGGAGTTACTTCTGAATCAACCTGGTTTGATATTAATGGCGAGTTCCTGACGGTTACGTGGCGCGGGCCGGGTGTTTTTGTGAAGGCTTTTAAAGAGGCAAGTGTTCAGCGTCCGCAGCTGTCTGTTAATTTCAAGCGGATCGAAACGAGCATACCCAAAGCGGCAATTTTAAATCACCTCGGAAGGATAAATTCAGTCCCGTGGTCTGGTTTCCCAAAACAAACATGGCTTTGCACAAAGGTAGATGCATCAGAGGATAAAGAGGGTCGATATACCGTCGATTATGGGTTTTCCTATAAAGAGGATGATTGGCGGCTTGAGCTGGTGCAGAGTTTGACAGACGCGCAAGTAGCGGAACTACCTCCCGATACTGAAACAGCGAACGGATACGCGGTTTATGATGTTTATCGGACATCAGATTTCAATGCGCTGGGATTGAGTTTCTAATGGCAGCTATCGAAAGAATTAGAAGGGGTGAGCCGATAACGGCGAAACGTCTGAATGAATACGGCGATAGCATTAATGAAATAAAGCGAGAAATTTTCTCCGGGCCGCAACAGAATGACGAGGACACTGCACCGCCCGAAGTTCAGGCAGAAGCCTCTGAAGAAGAAGGCGAGACAGTTTCATCAAGTAACTATATCGAGTCTAGTCGCCTCGTTTCGCAGATACAGGTATTCGATCAGGATGACGTTAATTATGCGACGATTGACCGAATAGAAAAAATTACTTTTACGAATGGCGATGGTGAGACAATCACTTTAACCTTCAACAACCCAACAGGTTAATTCATGGCCACAAAATACTGGATAGGCACCGCATCTGAAGTCGCGCAAGTAGACACGGTTCAAATCACTGGCTACGACGCTGGAACGACCTACATTTTAACGGTTGGAGGTGTTACGGTTTCGACGATTGGAACGACTGACGCCAATGGCACAGCGACGGCCCTTGCTGCCGCGTGGAATGCCTCGACGCACCCTTACTTCACAGGCGTTACAGCATCCGCTGCAACGGATACGGTTACATTGACCGCAGATGTGGCAGGGGTTGAGTTCATCGCCGTCAGCAGCGTCACAGGGGCTTCAGGCACTATCGGCGCTGTAACAAGCTCCACGGCTAACGCCGGGCCTTGTGACTGGTCTACTCCAGAGAACTGGTCTGATGGATCTATACCAGGAACGAGCGACACGGTTATATTTGCCGATAACGCGGTGAATGTTTGTTATGGACTCGATCAAAGCGCCCTGGCGATCAACAACCTGTTTATTCAGCAAACCTACACCGGGAAAATAGGACTCGCCCGCAATGCTTTAGTAACGACTGCTGATGGTGAGACTACTGTATCAACTAAGCCCGAATCCCGACCGAGTTACTTGAGCATAGATGCTGATGTGGTTGAGATTGGCAAGCACGTTGGAACAGGTTCGGCGATAGGATCGCAGCGGTTAAAAATTGACAATACGAACACAGGCGCAAGCACTACCAAAATATTCGCAACTGCCAACACAGGCGCGGAGACTAATTTGCCACCCGTTAGGCTGAAATACAACAGCACATCGGCTGACATTTTCATTCGTGGTGGCAGCGTTGGTATTGCAAATGATCAGCCAGGTGAAACTGCAATCGTTGGTGATCTATATTTAAATGGCGTTAATTCAAATGTTTATTGCGGTGATGACTGTCAAATACAAACCGTTGTGCAGACTAACGGGCGGTCCATCATACAAAGCACAACCACAGTAACAAGTATTGATTTGATTAACGGGATTATGTCAATAGAGGGCGATTTCACTGCTACGGCTATAAACATAGAAGACGGGATTTTATACCCCAATCACGTTAAATCGGCAGGGGCTGCAATCACAACGATAAATATTAATGGCGGTTTAGTTGATGCGACGAAAACATCCGTCTTGAGAACTTGGACAAACGTCAACCTTTCCGTCGGCTCATCTATTAAAGTTAATTCTGATATTGTGACCATGACCAATTTCAACGATCCAAGCGGGCAATACACGATTCAGGTTAGCTAATGATTTCTGAGGGACCATTTCAGAATGTAGTCGAGCTATACGGTGAATCAGGTTTTAAAATTGTATTAATCCCTGAAAACTTTATTGCAGCGTGTAGCGTTACAATGGCAGGTGGTAGCTTCCTGGTCGATTGGGGTGATGGCACAAAAATAGAATATACAACCGGCTCAGGCCCGAGTGTTGTGCCGACTGGAAATATCATTGTTACTTCAGTGGATGCGACTGCTTATCTTTTTCGCTGCCTTAGTGACACAATCACAAGCGTAACTATAACCGGCGGCGCGCAGCTTACTAATATGTTTAGTTCGTTCAGAGACATGAATAAACTGACTTCCTTTGCTGCTGATACGCTTGTTAATGTTACTTCTTTTCAACGAACTTGGGAGAATTGCACAGGATTAACTTCTTTTCCTGTTATCGATATTTCTGGATGCACCTTTTATAACACTACTTGGAATGGTTGTTCAGGTCTTACTAGCTTCCCAGCTTTAAGTGTCGGGCATGCAAGCATATTTATTGGATGCTGGAGCGGCTGTACTGGTTTAACCAGTTTTCCATTACTGGATTTTTCGAGCGCTACTAATATTGGTTCTTGCTGGAGTAGTTGTACAGGGTTAACTTCCTTTCCGGTAATCGATACTGGTTCAGTGATTACTTTTAGCGGCGCATGGTTCGGTTGCAGTGGTTTAACCGCTTTCCCTTCACTTGACACCAGTAGTGGTACAGGGTTTTTCCAATCTTGGCGAAATTGCACAACTCTTACTGCCTTTCCATCTTTAACGTTTAGCACTTCTGCTAGTGATTTTCGCAGTGCTTGGGAGAGTTGCAGCGGTTTAACAACCTTTCCCGCAATTGATTTGCAAAATTCTAATTGTGACAGCGCATGGAAAAATTGCACGGCTATAAGTTCTTTCCCTGGTGCTGATTTGTCAGGCGTTACAAACCTTACAAACGCTTTCGAAAATTGCACGTTTGCATCATTTGCACCAACTAACGTTAGCTCGTGTACTAATTTCAATCAAGCATGGGATGGCTGTACATCATTAACCGCACTTGGCAATTTACAAACTGAGGCGGGTTTATTATTTCTAGCAACTTTCAGAGACTGCGTTAGCCTTGTTACCATCGGCGCAATTGACACAACCACGGCGACTGGCAACACTAAAAGTCAAATGTTTACTAACACAACTAGCTTAACCTCTCCAGATTCAACCGAGCAAGGTCAATTGATTTCGAGCGGCGGTTACGATTTCAACTAGCCTCGATTAGTCAGTAAGTTTCGCAGTAAAATTTGGCCTTGAAGAAGCGACTAATTGGTTTATCAGCGTATAGCTGAATTTTCCAGTTGCCGCTTTCTCTCCGAATTGCCTCAGTTTGATATTGGTTGAGGCTCACCAAATTACTTAACTTCTTCCAAACTTTCCCAACTCCACGCAGTACTAATCTTCCCGCAAGTTTTACACTCTAATATCTGAATAGTCGGCGGCGTCATATACGACACCTCTTTGAAGTCACAGCCCGATACCCAGGCCCGCAGTCGAATAGAT